GTTTTATACCAGCTTATGGGCGACATTGTGGAAGAAGGGCGGCGTTTTGCCTCCGCTGCCGACGTAAAAGCAGCCGATATGAACGCAGAAGCGCCGGTTGGCACCACATTAGCCATCCTAGAACGCTCTATGAAGGTGATGAGCGCCGTTCAGGCCCGTATGCATGCCTCTATGAGGGCAGAATTACGCCTATTATCGAATATCGTCCGTGATTTTGGGCCACAAGCGTACCCATACGACGAAGACAAGGAGCCATTGGTGGCTTCGGACTTCGATGACAGGGTAGACATCATTCCAGTCAGTGATCCTAACGCTGGAACCATGGCTCAGCGCATTATGCAGTACCAAGCGGCACTGCAACTGGCCCAACAAGCGCCAGAAATGTACGACATGCCGTTACTGCACCGACAAATGCTGGAAATCCTGAACATTCGGGACGCAGATAAGATTGTTCCGACTGATGATGACCAACAGCCGACTGATCCGATCACTGAAAACATGAATATCATCAATGGTAAGCCCGTTAAGGCGTTTGCCTACCAAGATCACGAAGCACACATACAGGCGCACAAGTCTTTGGCAGAAGATCCCACTGTTATGGAGATCATGTCGAAGAGTCCAAACGCAAAGAAGGCTTTGGCAGAGCTTTCGGCCCACGTTCAAGAACATTTGGCGTTCCAATACAGGGCGCAGATCGAGAAAGAGCTTGGCTTCGAGTTGCCGCCGCCTAGTGAGCCGTTGCCAGAAGATATTGAGTTTAGAATCTCTAGGCTTGCAGGTCAGGCAGCAGAGCAACTCAAGGGCGTCAACCAGCAAAAGGCGCAAGCCCAAAGAGCGCAACAGCAAGCGCAAGATCCTGTCATTCAAATGCAGCAAAAAGAGTTGCAGATCAAAGAGATGGAAGCCCAAACTAGGGCGCAGTCCGAGATTGGCAGATTGCAGCTTGATGCACAGAAGGCGGCAGCTAGGGCAGACCTAGATCAGCAAAGATTGGATCAGCAAGCCGATATTGAGCAAGCTCGACTTGGCATAAAAATTGCGGACAGGGAATCCAAAGATCAAATTGAAGGATTAAAAGCTGGTATTGAGATCGCAAAAGAAGTATTAGATGACGAATAGCGATAACGTCTTTGATTACTTGAAGGACGTAATACGAAAGCAGATGAACGAATACGCAGACCACATCAGTGGTGGAGCGTGTAAAGATTACAGCGAATACACCAAAGCGTGTGGTGTGATAGAAGGATTAGCTCTAGCGGAGCGTGAGATTCTGGATCTCAAGTCTCGGTACGAGCGAGAGTGATTTGCCGCGATTGCGGTATTAGCGACTCTGGACGCTTTTTTCCAGTGCATAGGAACTAACTAATGTCAGAAGCATTAGCAAAAGGTGATGTTGGTGCGATATCCGTATCAATAGACACAACGAACGAGGATGAAGAGACTCGCAAGGCTGCACAGTTGCCTGAGCCTAGAGGCTACAAACTGTTAATTGCTCTACCAGAGCCAGACGAAATGACAGAGGGGGGTATACTCAAAGCCGCCAAAACTCTGCATGATGAAGAGGTAGGGTCAATTGTCGGCATGGTTCTCAAGCTTGGAGCCGATGCTTACAATGATCCTAACCGATTCCCGTCTGGGCCTCTGTGCAAAGAGGGCGACTTTATCCTGATGAGATCTTACTCCGGCACACGTTTTAAGGTGCATGGAAAAGAGTTCCGATTGATCAACGACGATTCTGTAGAAGCAGTTGTAGAAGATCCTAGGGGGATATTGAAGGTATGAGCGAAGCGCAACTCGACTCCGATCAGGAGCAAACACATACCGCTGAAGAAAAATTCTTTGGCGTAAAAACTCAGATTGGTAAAAGATCTGAAACCTTAGAAGATGAAGACGGTCAGTATGAGTTAGAGATCATTGATGATCGTCCAGAAGAAGATCGCAGGCCACCTAAAACGGAAGCATCTTCAGAAGACATCGATGATGAAGAGCTTTCCGGCTATAGCGAAAAGGTTCAAAAACGAATCAATAAGCTGCGCTACGAACAGCATGAAGAGCGCAGGAAGCGTGAAGCTGCTGAAAAGATGCGCGAAGAAGCTGTACGCTTTGCTGAGCAAGTAAGTCGCAAGAATCAAGAGAATGAGGCGCTCATCAGCAGAGGTGAGGCGGCACTCGTTTCTCAGATCAAGCAACGAGCAGAGCTTGCTTTACAAGAGGCAAGGAACAGCTACAAGAAAGCTTACGAAGAAGGCGACACAGATAATGTGGTGGGTGCTCAAGAGCGATTGATGCGAGCACAGGCAGAGTTGTCTGAAGCCGAAAGATACGAGAACAATCTCGCATCGCAACAAGCGCAACGTGAACAATACGATCAACAAGCGTATACGCAACAGGTTGCTGACCAAGCTGTGCAGCATGTGCAGCAGCAAGCGCAACCACAGGTTGCACCAGAGGCCCAGGAGTGGGCACAGAACAATACTTGGTTCATGCAAGATGGCTACGAAGAGATGACTAGCCTTGCGTATGGAACCCATGCCGCACTGATCAAGCGTGGCATACAGCCTAACAGCCAAGAGTACTTCCGACAGATCGATACTCGGCTGCGACAGGCGTTTCCAGATTATGATTGGCAGGATGAAGGCGAACTAGATGGGCTTAACGCGACCGTGACTGCCAGTCAGCCCTCGACGGTGGTGGCACCCTCCGCAAGGAGCAATGGTGCTAAACCGCGCAAAATACGGCTAAGGCCCTCCCAAGCTGCTCTCGCTAAGCGTTTGGGATTAACCTACGAACAGTATGCGAGGCAAGCTGAAAAGGAGTCCCGTAATGTCTGAAGAGCGCACACCGAGAAACGTCACTACTCGAACAGTAGAGCAACGACCAACTGATAGCTGGAAGCCTGCTTCCATTCTGCCTGATCCGCAGCCACAAGACGGCTATGTGTTTAGGTGGGTGAAAACATCGCTGCTGGGTCAGTCCGATAACACTCATGTGTCTAAAATGTTCAGAGAAGGATGGTCGCCTGTAAGGGCTGAAGATCACCCTGAACTGATGCTGACTTCCGATATAGGATCTCAGTTTGAAGGCAATATCGAGGTTGGCGGATTGTTGTTGTGTAAAGCACCAGAGGAAACAATGGCTGCTAGAACGCAACACTACCAAAGCGTGGCAGAGAACCAGATGTCATCGGTTGATAACAACTATCTGAAAGAGAGTGACCCTAGAATGCCTATGCTCAATCCAGAGCGTAGCACTAGGACTACTTTTGGAAGAAACTAGCTTTTAGCATGGGCTAGTGATTATTAACTAGGAGGCCACTATGGCTACTACTGCTACCCCCATGGGTGCTGAACCAGTTGATACCTTGAGTTCGAGCGGCTCTTTTACAGGGAAAGTTCGTCACATCAAGATTGCAAGTGGTTACGCCACCGCTATTTTCTACGGTGATTTTGTCAAACTGGTTGCGACCGGCACCGTTGAAAAAGCCGCTGTAACAACTTCTGTTGCTGCTGGCACCGTTGGTATCTTTGTAGGCTGCGCTTACACCGATCCAAGCACTAACCAAAAGACATTCAACCAACAGTTCCCAGCGTCTACTGCCGCTGATGATATTGTTGCGTATGTTGTCGATGATCCTAAATTGTTGTTCCGTATGCAGGGTGATGAAGCAATCGCTCAAACCGGCTTAGGTAACAACATCTCAGCAGTCAGCACTGCCGGATCAACCTCAATCGGTCGAAGCAAGAACGCCTTAGATGGTGGCTCTATTGCTACGACTAATACACTACCACTGCGTGTCGTTGATTTCGTAGATGGCCCATCAAGCACCGTAGGTGATGCGTTCACAGATTGCATCGTTACCTATCTGCCCTTGAGCCATGCTTACGAAACCAAGCTCGGCGTATAAGGAGGATTAGGCAATGGCAATTTCAAGAGCGCAAATGCTTAAAGAACTCCTGCCTGGGCTTAACGCCCTGTTTGGTTTGGAGTATGAGAAATACGAAGACGAGCACACTCTCATCTATGAGACAGAAAGCTCTGATCGTTCGTTCGAGGAAGAGGTAAAGCTGTCGGGCTTTGCAGCGGCTCCTGTTAAGGCAGAAGGTGCAGCAACCAGCTATGACTCGGCGCAAGAGTCTTTCACTGCTCGGTACAATCACGAAACCATTTCGATGGGTTTTGCGATCACCGAGGAAGCGATGGAAGACAATTTGTACGATTCTCTTT